TTTGGCTTTCGTTTTAAATTCTGGGATAGGGTTAAGTTTGATCGTCGTCGGATCATCAACAGTAATTAGGGCATCTTTTGATCGTAAATTTTTTAAGTATTTAATTTTCATTTTTCATATCTTGTTTGTATTGATCCTTCTGCATCGAGAGGGATATCGGGAATCCATTTGGGAGGTTCGGACATTATATTTATAATAGCTTCTAGGGTTTCCTCCGCCTTATCTGCATCCGCTTCAACAACTAGTTCATCGTGAACGTGCATAATAATTTTAAATCCTGCATAGAAGACTCTAAGTATCATGTCAGAAAAAATATCTCTAGCTAATGCTTGAGATGCATTCTCAGCCACTAAACCACCCCATAGTCTAACTCGTGCCATTCTCCCATGTCTTGGGATGAATCCTATGTGTTGATTGCCCATCGGTTGAACTGACTCATAGTTGAGTTGTCTACCACTATCGAGGTCTACAGTAAAAGGAGAGTATTGTTTTTTTCCGTTTTCATCTAAGACAGTGCCACAATCGATAGAACCTTTCATATCTTCGTCATACTCCCTCCATAGTTTAGTCACCTTTTTCATTTTCCTCCTATAAAGATCTATCTGTTTTTGTGCTTCCTCTTCAGATATATTAGCCATCGATGCGAAACGAGATGCTCCAACACCGTACCCGCAACCCAACACCATCGCTTTTACACTATGCCTTTTCTCTGGATTTTCTTTTTTAAGTAAGCCCTTCTTTTTATCCCATAATCCAAATCTAATAGCGAAGGCTTCGTAAATATCATCAGTATTAGCTATCTCTTCTAACATCTCTTTGTCATCAGCTAAATAGCAAAGAGTCCTAACTTCAATTTGTGATAGGTCAACTACGATTAATTTTTTGTCAGGTTTGGGGCATATAAGATGCCTAAGATTCACCCCAAACATTTCATCCCTAGGTAAGTTTTGTAGGTTTAGGTTTCCTCCTGATCCACTAAACCTACCTGTGTGTGCTCCAAAATACATACACCCTCCATAGTATCTTCCGTCGGGCATTGTTGCATAATCAAAACTCTGTAGTTTTCTTTTAATCGAATTAATCCTCCTCCAGTCTTTTACAGCTTGAATCCATTCATGTTCCTTAGCGTTCGCTTCAATCCATTCTTTAGCTTCCTCATCTGTTTCTGCTAGACTTGGTGGTGGTGGGTCTATACCCATGAGTCTACACTGCTCGTCAAATGCAGCCCGACTTAGAAGAGGCTTTTCGTCAATCCATGGGATAGCTTCTTCTGCTTTAAAAAGAGCTTCATTGATAATAATTAATTGTTCTTGGAGAAGTTCTGTGTCAATAGGAATACCTGTCTGTACTATCTTTCTGTTTATTTTACTAATTTCTCTCTCCGTATCAGGCCAATCATCTTTTAGTGTTTCCCATAATTTGAGACATAATTCACTATCCTTGAGAGCATATTCACTAACCTCCTCTTGGAATTCTTTTGTCATGTTCTCCCACCTTTTTCCAGACATATTATCTCTAGTGGTTTTGTCTATGGAGAGGTTAAATACTTTAGCTGTAGATCCTTTAAGTGATCTTGGAAGTCTACAGTATGCGGCAAGGTCTGCTGTACAGTGCCACTCCGCAGGGTCACAATCATCCCACCATTTTTGGGATACACCATACAGGTATAGGGTTTCATCAAAACTTGCGTTGTGGGAAAGAACAATTTGTCCGTTAAGTTTTGACCATTCAAAATCTTTCGGATGTCCGACGTAACTGGTTCCATCTGTTCCCACAACAGATACCATGTAAGCGTCAAAACTGGGGTGACTAAAATAACCTAATGCTCCTAACGTGGTTATGGAGCATTCTTTATCATAATATGTTTCAAAGTCGAGTGCGTAAGTATCCATAAATTTAAACTTCCCAACCTCCCTGCACATGAGAAAACAGGGAGGTTGGGTACTGGGCTTTT